TCATTGCATCCCCACAGTTTCGAGAAGCTTCATGGCGAATTCCATGGCTGCTTCCGGTGCGAACCCGAATACAGCGCCACCACCAACAGCAACTGCCGCGATGACGACGCCAGCGATCTGACGCTTGGTCTTTCTCTGCATGATACACCCACTATTTAGGTTAAGAAAAGTTTACTTTATAAAACCTGAAAATAAAACTCCAAAATTGATACAATCCCAACGATTATAGGTCCAGCAACTGCTATAACCTTGAGCGTCCAATTCTGTACAGCTTTCCTTCTCTCCATATCATCATGAATAACACTTAATCTATTAAGAACATCCTTCTGGAAAGCCTTATCATCTTTGGTATTTTCAGAGACGCGATTTTCCAGTGCTGTTAGGCGACCATTAAGATCGCCCAGCATTGAGATTATGTTGAAGTCATCGTTGTTGAACTCAGATGACATGACTAGGTTTTTCCAAGCCTTTGGAACATAAACGCCACATCATTTCTAGTGGAAATCCCTTGGGAATATCCTGTAGTTGATGCCGTCTGAACGAATTTTACCCTTGCTGATGCTGTAGCTCTAACATCAACCACGCCGAAAGCACTAGCGCTTTGATCATCAGTACCAGTTGCAGTACAGATAGAAATATCATTCCAAGTGCTACCGCCATCTTGAGAAAGTTGTGCGCTCAAAGCAGCTAATCCCGCTGCTTTAAATCTTGTCATATGGTCAACGCGCCACTTTCCTGTAGTTGGGAAAGTGAATACGCCAGAACTAAAAGTCATGCTTGAGCTAGTGCTTTCAGTCACATGACTAACATTTGCTGAAATTGTTTGGCTACCACTAGTGAACGATGTAAGTCTCCATACATCAAAGATATTAGAATCATCAACATATTCTTTAATCATGTTGTACGAACGAAAGACTTCCTCCCAATCAGAACCGTTCCGTTTCAGTAACAAGAATTTCCTCGTATCATCCAAGGAAACATCTTCGCTGTTCATCAAGCTAATCTGGCCTGCGCCGCCGGATTGGTGCTTTACAACTACAGTTCTAGCGGCATCCTCTGCCTGAATAAGAAGAAGGCGCCCATCAGGATGATTAGTTGTTGCAATATTGGTTAAATCATCCGAAGAAGCATCACTCTCGGTGTCAATTGTATGCGAGGCGCCGGTCGGAGTAACCGAGCCAGAAGAAATTGTTAATTCAGATTCGGCAGCACCGCCAAGAAGCTCTTCAATCACATCAATGATAGGACCGAAGAAGGAAGTCTTCATTTCGCCTTCATTTCGGGCGGAATCAAGATATGTGATCGCGGGAAGGGTGGTCATGTCATCACTCCTTGATTACAACTTGGCTGCTTCTTTGAAGAACCTATCGGCTTGTTCATCATCAATATCGAGTTTTTCGAGAAGCGTTTCCAGCAATGAATCGTGCCTGTGTAATTCTGTCATAGTAAGTATTGTGACGCGAGCTTTTACCAATTGCTTACCAGAAAGTACAGACCCTACAGCATTTCTCAAAATGGCTGGAATGGAATTCCTAGCGGCTAAATCTTCAGCCTCTTGCTCGGTAAACCAGCCCCTGCTGTATGCTTCTAGGATAAACTGGCGAAATGTGATGATTTCTTCATTTCCTACAGATGTACCATTATTATCACTTGGCTTAATGACAAGCTCCCAGCGATAACCATTCCAATATTGAATTTCCCCCGGCCCTGCTTCTGGCGGTTCTTCCTCAACTGCACCGGCAGGGATTAGGAATTTTCCAGGTTCAAGCGGTGACTCATCAGCTTCGACCGGGCGGACATAGTAGCCATCAGGGTCGGTTTGGTAAACGATCATCTTTCCACCTAGTATTTGATACAAGCTAAGACTGCGACGTTTCGCGGCCTATTCTCTGTTCCGTCACCGGCATTACTTACTGTGATTGTATGGTTGTGGGTGTCGCCACTTATGGAATGCGTATGATTTACACTATTATTGCCTGTGGTAAATGTATGAGTATGAGCGCCGGCTGAATCTGTAGTCATTTCGCCTAAAGTATTGCTCCCTGAATTTGTATAACCATCACCATTGTCATATGCATCTGGTTGATTAAGGTTTGTTCCATGGGTATGAGCGCCATTGCTGCTTGTAGTACCGCTGTGTGTGTGATTAGCGCTTTGGGTTCCAGTTGCGCCGCCGTGATCATGGGAATCATTGCCAGATGATGCAGAGTGATTGTGTGTCGCTAATGATTGCCCTTGACTTGAAGCGAAAGCCCGCCCGGAATCAACCCCGCGACCATCGTCGTAACCTCTTACGAATTCACCGCGAAGATCAGGAACATTAAATGTTGTTGATCCGTCGCCCGATCCCCAAGTGGTTCCGATTGCAGAGAAAAGGTCTGCATAGGTTGTCCGAGAAACTGCGGCGCCGTTGCATTTCAAATAACCGCTTGGTGCAGAAGTGCTACCAGCCCACCAAATAACAGTACCGGCCGGAACCGCGGCAGTGCCTACAACTTTGTCCGTGTGAACTTCTTCAGAATAAATCTTAGCCCATCTTTTGGAGCTAGACCCGAAGCTTAATTCATCTGTTACTTCTGGTAGAATTGAGCTTACAATAGTGCTCGAAAATGTAATAGAACCGGAAAATTGCGTGCTGGCTTGGAATATATTTTGGCCAGTAAATGTATTACTAGCTGATTCAGTTATGGACTCATTACGAAAAACTTCGATCCAATCAGTACCATCTCTCATCAATAACAGGAATTTCTTGGTTGTATCAAGATCAAAGTCATTTCCATCAAATGTTGTTATCTGGCCAGCGCCACCCGACTGATGCTTAACTACAACTGTTCTAGAACCATTCTCCGCCCGAATTAGTAACAATCGACCTTCTGGATGGTTTGTAGTATCAATGGCAGTAAGATTGTCGCTAGCTGCATCGCCTTCAGTATCAACAGAATGGGCTGCGGCAGTTGGTGTAATCGATCCTGAAGAAATTGTAAGTTCAGATTCAGCAGAACCACCTAGCAATTCCTCAACCACATCAATGATAGGGCCGAAGAAAGAGTTCTTCATTTCACCTTGATTTCTAGCCGAATCAAGGTATGTGATCGCTGGAAGGGTTGTCATTCTAGATATCCCTGTATTCTAGCATCTACCGTTGCCGACACTGTTGACCCTGAAATATCGAAAGCTTTTACCAATGGTCCTGTGGTTTCCTTATCGAAGACGCGCACAGTAGCTGCAGAACCACCATCATCCTGCAAGGTTATATTAACCACTTTTATATTGGCAAACGATTTAGTAACGGGAAGTCTGGTTCCGCCGGCAGCAATAGAAACATCTTCAAGAGCTTCTTCTGAATCTTCAACATCCAGCTGAACGCTGAATTCTCTAAGGGTAGTCAGGTCAGAACCAGCCGGTACAAACAGTCTTATCCTATATGGTTGGCCAGTGGCTTCGAATTTTCCCGGAATACGCTGCCAAACGGTTGGATTGCTGGCTGTCCACCAAACATCATCGTCATCATCAGTCCATATTTCATAAGAATCATCATCAGTCCAAATAGCATCACCTTCAGCACCGCCCCAATACGTGGTGTCATCATTACCTTCCCAATGATCAATATTGTCATTACCAAACCAAATTGTCGTTGGGAATTCTTCAGATACACCAATTGTGTAACCATTAGGGGCTGTAATATCCAAATCAACGATAATGTTTCCTTCACGAGAAGGCGTGTAATCTACAATATACCTCATTTTTTCATAATGGGTAGTCCAAGTATCTGATCCAGCCTGACCTTTCCAGATGACATGATCACTTTCAGCCAGCCACCATGAACCGCTGCTATCAGCAACTAGTGTACTAGAAGTAACTGTACAATTTAGTTTGTCCCCGGCAAATCCCGGATGATAATCGGTCTCTTCAACTACATTCTCAACCAGAACATTACCAAGATTACGAACAATTGTGGCTGGATTTTCTGATTCATTACCAACAATATCGACCGCTTTGATCATTATCGTTTGGATACCCTTTGGAACGGTATCCAGCGAGAACGGCGGACCTGTAATTAAATTGGAGTGTAATTCTTCAGCGTTAGACCAAACAGAATAGCTCCCGTTATGATATTTCAAACGGAAGCCAGCAAGGTCGCGCGGTGGATTGGGATATTCCCAATTAAGAGAATTTCCTTGGATGTAAAATGAACTCACATCATCAGGAAGTGTTGCAAATCCAACAACTTCGTGCTCATAAACAACGCTCCAATTAGAAACAAGTCCTTCTCTAGAGCGCGTGCGAATTCTTATGTCATATAAACTGCCTTCATCAACCTCTCTAAAAGTTAGCACTCCAACAGCATCATTTACAGAAACGATAGGCAACCAGAAATCATCACCGTTTCTACGGATTTGCCCTTGGACTTCAGAAACAATAGTTTCGAACCCAGAAGGAATGGAGAATGAAACCTTAATTGTTGGAATAAGCTCGCCAGATTTTCTTCTGATGAGAGCTTCCTCATCAGATTTGATGTAATTAATTAGAGGAATTGGCGGGGGAATATCGCCTGACGGACTTGTAATTTTACTTTGATATGCAGGGATTGGCTTATTATCAGCAGCAAAAACAGCCGGTGCATAGTCAACAAGAGTTAATCTAGCGGAAAGATCAGGTCCAGGATCAACTGATTTAACCAGAAGTTCTACAGTCTCATTGGATGATTCACCATAAGCAGCAAGATTTCCGACTGAGGGTCCGCTTGATGTATCAATTGCCGAATCGAAAGTGAATGTATCACTTTCCCCGGCCGACGTTGTTAGCGTTCTTACTAATGTAGAGCCATCATCAAGTTGGAAACGTAGAGCATAAGTCTTGGCAGCTTCCATTGTTAGAAGTTCATCTAGAACCACGCCTGTTGTGGTAGTGCTAGATGTTACAAGTTCCTTAACTCTGCCACTTCCTAAGCCAAACAGGGCAACAGAGTGATTGAGCCGCACCAAATCTCCGCGAGTAACAATCACATTTCTAAATGTTGTATTGAGAGTATATTCGCCAAGTCTTAGAGAAAGCTCGGCAAGCCTGTGCCTTGTAAGCTTGTGAATTTGATTTGGATTTGTTACCCCGAAGAATTCAAGATCGCGAAGCTCTGTAGCATTACTAGCATTGTAACCATCAGCGTAAATTGTAACTTCATCTTCTTGATAATCTGCATTTTCATTGTTGAAGTTTACTCTGAAGCCATGAACTGGCTCGATATAAGTGTGTTTCCCTTTAAATCCCCAAGAATTACGCTCGCTGAATAGCTGAGCAACATCAGTTTTCTCTTTATCAATCGCCACACCCCATTTGCCATCCTTATTGATGGGCATAGCTCGGCCAGCTTGACCTAAATCTTTTAGGACATCAAAAATGGATGTGGCAAAATCAATTACGCCATTGAATTCAAACCCTTTTTCATCACAGTATTCAGCCCATTCTTGAATACTTATCAAATCAAGTCTGTCGTCATCCAGCGGAAATGGGTTTGCCGGCCCTTGAAGAACATACCTGAAAAGACTAGCTGGATTTCGGGTTGCCTGCTTTGTCCAAATCAAACCTGTCCAATCAAGACATTTCAACTGAATTAAGCCATTGATAGTATCAACAATACCATTAAGCTGGTCGCTGGCTTTAATTCGAATAACACTAGCAGCAATGTTTGATTCTTGTATAGGGTCTTCATTCTTGAATGATCTAAGAGCTGTCCAATAAGGTGTCCATGCGACCCTAGCGCTATCGGTATATCCATCATGAAGCCGAACGCGAACCTCATATTGGCCGCGTGTCAGATTGCGAGCAAATAGGGAACGCCTAATTGTATCGCCAGTATCTGTTGAAATTTTGATAGGATCAAATGATGTCCAAGTAGCTGCACCAACTCTACGATATTCAGCATCAACATGAACAAAATAATTAGAAGTTCCGCCATCATCATCGAATTGCCTGATGCCTTCTGGCCATGTAATATCTAAAGTGAATTCGTCAGTATCGTTGGATGTACGTCTAGTGTGCCATGTAAGCTCTTCATCAAGCTTAATTGACAAATCTTCTTGAACAACCGTATTTGGAAATAAGGTAAGATCATTACTTCCAGACCCATCCCTACTTTCTACAAGTACATCCGAGAATGATTCTGCTAAAGTGTCGCCAATCTTAATATCTTGAATATCATATTCACCAACACCCCAAACCACCAAAACACGTAAATATTGGTCATCGCCGATGATTTCTGTATATGGTTTTGCCCCATAAGCCGGGATTACTCTATGTTTACCAAGGACAACAGGTACTGGCTCAAACGGACGAAGTTGATTTCTTGCGCCAGATAGCGTTGGGCTTCTTTCCCCAGCCTCTGCAGTCTTGGCAGAAATGCTCCTTGCGCCCGGTGATATGGACATCTTCGGTTTATTTACTGGAACAATAGCATTGAATAAATAACCAACAGCAGTGGTTACAACAGCGCCAATAATCCCCGAGACAATCGGACCTAAAGCGGCAATGGCAGGGATAGAGGCGACCGCGGCACCGGCAGCTGAGGCAGCTATAGCCCCGATTACTGCAACTGCCGGACCTTTAGGGTAAGCCCGCATGATGATGCGGGTTTCTGCTTTTGGTCTTATAGAGTTAAATTTGTCTTCTGGTATGATCCAGACTTTATTGTTCTTTTCTAAAGCTATATTTACATGTCGTCTTAATTCAGGCCTTGGCTGGATTTCCTCAAGCATTTCCTGCAGAGATAAACCAACAGGAAAATATCGCTCAATCCTTTCTTCACGAAACGGATGTGGACGCGCAATTACACGAACAAGACCTTCGCCAGGAGCAAGAATTTCCTGCTTACTATATGGAACAGGAAGGTTCATCTCGGTGTATATCGACCTATCATTTCGAGGCGATCAATCCATCTAACCCCATGATGGCGGTTATAGAGATTGACGATTACTGTATCAATCCCTTTATGGACATGGATCATCCGAGTTTTGTCAAGCAAAAGTCCGATATGGCCGGGGTATCCATCAGCATATTTCATTAGAATGAGATCGCCAATGGAAGAATTTGCTAAATCGATTGATGTCCATATTCCAAGCTCTCCATTGATTAACTTGGAAATATCCACCTTATCTTCAGCGGTGATGTAATCATTGCTGTAACTTGGCAATTCAATGCCAAATTGTTCTTTATAGATTAACCAAACAAGCCCCCAACAGTCACATCCTAGATGCGATCTGCCACCATCAGCATAGGGAATGCCGATGTAATCTGAAGTCCAATTCATGTTCTAAACACTCCCGGAAAGGCATTCGGTGTAAACTTTATCCCTGGATAAAGCTGTTCCGAAAAATTAGCAATTGTAATTTCCCCGCTTATCACCAAGGCGTTGTAATTCACAGATCGTAATTCAAAATCTGTCCATTCAGCTTCTACTGTATCAGGATCGGAAGCTAGGACAAGTTGAATAGTAACAGTCGGCGGAGTTGAAACAGAGACTAGCTTCTCTGTCAAATCCCGATCTACTGCTGCCAAAGAAATCTTGGTTGTCGGCGGGCTTTCTTCTGTATCATCAGGCAATTGGATTTCAAATGGCTTGGATGTAAAAGTCACCCCATTGGAAGTTGTATCAGTGCTATCGCTAGTTAATCTAACAGGGGAATCAAGGTCATCATGTTCGAAGGTAAGCAAAATGATCGGGCATTCTTCAGTTTCATTCTTCCCGGCTGCAGCCCATAGTGTATTACTTACCGTCCTACTCATGGCAGTATCTCGAAATTAAGGCCGACTCTGTAATATTCCCCACCGATAGCTCTGTATTCAGGTTCATCTACAAATCTAGCGGTACATGATGCGCCAGTTCTCGGGAAAGTCCAGCTAAAGCTTAGAGAACCGCCTTTGGTATCAGTCTCGTGGAAGGCATCAAGTGTAGAAACTTGCGCAGAAGTAAGGATCATTTCAAATTCGAACAACCTGATTCCGCCTGTAAATCTTCGGCGCATTTCAGGCGGGCCGGCATCCATCTTGGTTCTAAGCTTCAGTTCTGGCGCAGTTTCCCTATAGCCTTCTATCTGAGGCTTTTCAGGAAGTGACGCTGGCCAACTCGGCATGAATTATCTCCTAGGGATTTTTCCGACACCATATTGCTGCCGGAGAACTCGTTGCGTTCTCGGTCCACGATCAATAGCATTCGCCACACTTTCGTCAAGCATAATGTCCAAGCGACCATCTTGTTGACGAACCTCTGGCTGCTTTGTAACACCATGAATGTGAACTTCTACTGGAGATTGCATTGCGCTGAATAGCCTATCAGCATTCTCCATTTGCTTCGGAGTGAAAATTCCCTCATTCCGATGAACGATTGCCGGGATACCACCATCAGCAAAATGGGGAGCGCCGGCAAAGGCTGCTACAGGAACCTTTGTTGTTTTATTATCAGGATCGCCAACAATACCGCCTTCTGAGAATAAGCCGGTGGGCGCCAAGGTAGCGTTACCGCCACCACCTCCACCGAACAACCCTCCAATGGCTCCACCGATCCAATCGCCGATCCCTGAGAAAAGACCGCTGCCGCTGAAAGCGTCGGCTATACCCCTTTCTAAGGGTTCGATTACAGCGATCTGTGTAATCATGTCAGCGATTTGGAAGCCTAACCGCTTGGCAGCATCTCCAATGTTATCAAAATCACGAATAGCTGAGGAAGCAAACCTACCAAAAGCTCTACCAAGAGAATTAGAGACGCGCTCCCATTCTCTTTGTTCTTCGATTAAGTTTCCAATGCGAGTTTCTAATTGTTCATTAACCTCGATATTCTCACGAAGCTGTTCGTATTCTTCCGATCCACGCTGGATATTTTGGCGCTGGGCTTCTTCTAGGATTTCCCTTTCTCTGCGAAATTCTCTAACAGTGATCGTCCCACGATCAAAAAGGGAAACCAATTCTGCCAAGATATTTGTTTCCATGAGAGTGCTCATGGCAGAACCGCCGCGATCCCTCGGATGTCTATTCGGCAGAACAATCTCGCCGCGATGAAGAATGGCAGGAACTTCATCAGGACCAAGGCCGGCTATACCACCGCGCTGGTATCGTTGAGCGCCAGCAAAAAGATCAGGGTTTACCTGACGAATAAAGGAAAAATCACGTCCAACCACACCGCCATCGTGCATTCCCGGAAGACCAATGTTGCCTTCTGGCGTGTAATCGCCACGTTCTTCACCTCCAAGGGGATCAGAACCGGGTTCTCTTGATGGGATTAAATAATCAATGTCCCCTAGCCTTGCTAGTGTATCAAGAGTATTGTTGATTAATTGCAACAGACTTCTTAACAAGGGAAGGACAGCTTCGATCCCTTGAACCAATATTTCCATACTGCGAGCCATTGTACTAATGACTTCGCCGAATGTTTCAATAGTCTGCGGGTCTTCAAGGAAGCTAACAAACTGATCTATCAGCGAATTGAGAGTTTCTGTAACTTCAGTACCTTCTGTTGCTTCCCCAATAAATCTGGTAAAGGCATTGCTCAATTGTGTCATAGCTTGGTCAGAAGTTCTACTCATTTCTGAAACTGTTTCATCAACATCTTCCATAGTGCGCCCAAAGACGTTCATGAACATTTCAGCAGTAAGTTCGCCCTCTGTACCCATTTCACGCAATTGCGCACGAGTAACACCAAGAGACTCCGCCCATTCATCCAGAAGAACAGGCATATTTTCCGCAATAGACCGGAATTCGTCGCCACGAAGAGCGCCGGAACTTAAGCCCTGAGATAGCTGAATAAGACCAGAAGAAGCTTCTTGTGCTGTAGTGCCAGAAATTCTAATCAGATTATTAACATTGGTCATAGCAGTGATTAATTCATCTTCTGTAGTCCCAAGATTTCTTGTTGCGCGCTGCAGACGAGCATACATTTGAACATTGCTGTCAAATGCAGTCATAGTTTGCTGGGATACATCGAAAAGTCTTTGGCGGACTCTTGTCAATGCTTCTTGACTTTCAGTTACTGTGCGTAACTGATTAGTCATCCTTGTATAAGCATCGATTTCTTGGTTTATCTGACGACCAACATTAATAGCCAAATAGGCTAGAGCGGCTACACCTAATGCTTTCCAAGCATTACTCACTCTGCCAAGTGCGCCATGTGCTCTTTGTGATCTGTGACTTGTATCTTCTAATTCATCATTAACGCGATCAACAGAATGCCTAGCCCTATCAGCATGTTGATCAAGTTGACGAAGACCGCGTTCTGCGCCAGAAGTATCGGCGCCGATCTGGATATCAAATCTTAGGGCCATCTACACTTTCCCCGCTCTTCTTCGCCGCGGTCTTCATCATTCTTTCAATATAAACCGTATCCATCTGTGCGATGGATTGTAAAAAATAATCTTTTTCTTTTGGTGTTAAATCATGATAATCAGCATAAGCCTTAATCTCGCTTATGCTGATAAATCCAACCCAACTTTCGCCTCTTGATCTGTAATTAGACAAGAGTAAGAATGCATCAATTATCCATGAAAATTCCTCATCTATTAGAGGTTCCATTTCTAATGTAGCTGTAAGACGTTGCTTGGCTCGACTGCGCTCAATTAAGATGTCCAATCGATCACCTACCTTGAGCCGCCATTCGAGCCAGCTAGCTAGTTTTTTGCTACTTCCTCCACATCCTCTTTGCGATAGGCTGCTTCATCAGCCGCCATTGTAAGGACATCGATGCGGAACCAGCTTTGTTCTTTAACCAGCTTGTATGCAACTTCCCGAGAAAAGGGAAGTTCTTGACCATGGTTTTCGAAGCCGGACCAATCGAGCAAGAGACCTTCCGAAATCATCCGGGCTTCAAGCTCTTCCTTCCGTTCCTTGGGAAGGATATCCCGCTTGATCAGCCGTTCATAGGGCTTCTCGATACGTTCCTTGGCTTCACGGAAGCGCCTGGAACGGATGGAAGCAAGTTTGATCTTGCTTCCATCATAGTAATCCATCCAAACGCCATTCTCTTCGAGATTGGCGTCAACGATACGTTCGCTCAGTTCCATCTCAGAACCTTTCCGTCCTATCTCAGGACTTACGGTGTTGCAGGTAGGAAGTCCATGTTTACCATGATGTCAGTAGTAGGGTCTTTGACCGCAGTATAGGTTGCCGGAAGGAATACGTCTGCGTCAAGACCTGTCGCATCAGGATTTCCGCCATCGATGTAAACCTTCGGGAGATTTACAACAATAGCATTTCCATCTGTATCCTTCAGAGTAAAGGAAAGGCTCGTGGAAGTATGATCAACATACTTCTCATATAAAGCAGTATTTTCGAAATACAGCTGAAGGTCGCCAGTGATGACAATGCTACCAGCACCAACGCCGATGTTCGACTGACTGCCTACTGCTGACTGACCGCGAAGGTTGTTACTAATGCTCAACGAGAGAGAATTAACATCAACGTCTAGCGTTGTATCATTCTCGGCAATTCTCGCAACATTAACAGCCGCAGTCATAGGGGTATTGCTTGTTGCAGTCGCTGTAGTAGAGGCAACTGTTGTAGAACCAACAAAACCGCGTTTGCCCATGAAGCTGAATACTTGGCTGATGATGCTTTGGGAACGAGCATCCATCCTGTATCTTTCAGCCACCATGCCCGTAAAGTATTTGGTGGCAGAAACATCTGTGAATTCAACTTCTTCCAACAGAGAAACTTCAGTTGTACTATTTCTCAGTCTACGCCCATTTACTCGGCAGGAAACGCCAGTCTCTACGGCAAGCGTAGTCCCTTTTACTGTCATACCATGGGTACTGGCAGTAACAACTTCGACGATAGCGCCGTTGTTCACTGTAGAAATGCCAGAACCATGAATTCTGACGTTTTGACCGGGAAGGAAATTTGTAAAATCCGAACCATTCGAGATAAGCGCGCTGGCAGCAATATTTGTAGATGCCGCAGTAACAAGAGTTGACGCCATAGAATCATTGAAAACACTCTCGTAGAATGCTTCATGATCACCATAGGTCAATTCAGTATTTACATCACCGGAAGCACTCTTAGACAATTCCAGGTGATCGGCAGTCATTCGATCTGCACGGATTTCTCGACTGCGCTCGGTTCTCTTATTATGATGTAGAGATTCAGATGTAATACGACCTTCGGTCATTGCAGGACCGGAAGGTGTCTCACCCCAAGAACTTTCCTTGGAATACCTGAATTTTGCGCGGTTCGTTTCAGCTTCAGCCATTTTTCACATCCTCTTCAGCTGTTAGTTGACATCCCTTTGGTAATTGGTTGTACAACTAATTTGATACCATCCTTCGTTATTGCCAACATCCCTAGCTGAAGTTATTCTAGTGCTTATAGTCCCTGATGATCCATAGGATAACTGTTTTCTATCGAATATGGTAGCGATTTCATCTGCGATTTCTCTACCTTCTTTTGTTCCATTATATTGTGGAATGAAAATATCCACCATTATGGAGCCTGTATACCTCTTGAGGATTGTATAATTTCCAAGTGAAGCCTGTCTTGCATCACCCTCTATTATCGAAATTCTAATCCATGTTTCATTGGTCGGCATCTCAAATCTTGAATTCATGAACTCGATATTATTGGTAGATACAACAGTAATGTTGTTGTAAAGCTGCGTTTCGATAGCTGAGCGAGCATCATCAAAACCGCTCATACTCGGAAATCCCTTCTTGAAATATCGCCCATCATACTTAACACAGTCTCTATTTCAGCCATGGTAATCCGAACCATGCCATCAGGCGCCTGCCTTGACCAACCGAATTCTAACCGCTCTCCGTATGGAAGGCCATTAGAAACCCACGTCTGTTGATAAGGTCTTGTACTGATGCCACTAGGTTGGGATGGTGGTCCGTGTTGACCTTCCGGTACAACACTCATGTCAGGCGAACCATCTTGGATATTCCAGGATGCACGAAATCGGCCTGTATCAACCGGACTCATCGATGTAACATTAGACCAAATTTCAATGGCAACCCAGCGACGCAATTCGCCTATCTTTTCCTCTATCTGAGGAACAAGATCGCGCATGAAAGCGTCAAAGGCTGCTAGGTTTCTGATCATACCTTTCTAGCTCTAAAGGTCCAAAGAGCTTGGGCAGGATCAGAATCAACCTCTGCAATTTCCCAAGTATCGCCAGAATCAGTAACAATTTTATCTTTTAAAGAAGGTGAAACATCTGGAATATTAAGCGAAGGAACATGAATTTTCTTTTCATTTCTATCAACAGAGTCTGATTGTCTTACAGTAAATTTCTCCATCATGTTGAATCCTTCAAATATTACCATGACATCCGAAACACTAGTGAATGTTGTAGTTACAGTCCCTCCAACTGCATTATAAGAAGAAGTGACAAAGCAGTGATAAGTTGTAGTAACAGCAAGGTCTCCAACCGCATCTACAGCGGTTTTCGCGGCATTCTTTACTGCATCTTTAAGGCTCATTATGACCTCGCCAGCCGAATAGTTCCTTCGCCATAGATGTGAGCATAGTGAGAAACCATATTCTTCACCGATCTGGGAAGGATAGACTTTCGGTCTGATTTATCTATTTCAAGGCTGATAGGACCAACCTTAATAGACGAATAGCCGGAATCATCCGGTTCTGCAGTACGATCTTCATTGATTAGGTATCGAGCCAATTCGGCTGTGGCATTCTTCAGCCAAGTTGGAATTTCATTGTGGTCGAAATATTGATAATGGTTCTTTTCCTGAACACCAATCCTTGGCCAGCCAAGAGCTTGGTCAGTATTGGCTGCTTCACCGGCCCAATCAACACTTTCGTCTAGTAATCTTGTTGCCCAGACTAATGCCGTTTCTCTTGTGTGCGACGTTGTATTCTGCCAGGATGCAGAATTAAAGCGGCTGAGATGGTATTCATCCGCTTCTTCCACTGTGCAATATGAATTCGAGTTAGTCTTTCCTGTTCCATTTTCAACCACGAGGGATAATGGTGACATAGCCATGATTTACCCCACTTGATCGACTGGTAATGCAACATACCGTTTGAAATGTCGGCCTGCCGCGGTTCCGAATGGAACGCCAAAATAATAGATAATGCCAGAGGTTCCGCCGCTGGCATTAATAGTGATAACGGAAGAGCTAACCTTTGTGACGATGATATCGATAGACGAATCAACGCCAGAGGCAGAAGCAGAGGATATGGTATCGCCCGCATCAAGACTTAGGCTAAGAGTGTAATCCGCGCTTCCTCTTGCCGTCTTTGTCGTTAGTCTTGACAGGCTTTGGTTTGCCACTGCCATTATTAGTCCCAACCTTCATATTGAGAGGCTTTGGAGTGATTACGTGATCATCAGCCATTAGCTAGGATCCTGGAATTCGATATCCCAACCATTGACGGTAAGAGTATTGCCGCTCGTAAGCGTCTGCGACGTGGCAGTGGTAACAGCATACAGAGCGGTTGCGCCGGCAGAGACTTCGACGATTGCGCAGTGATCGGCAGTGCCAGTGACCGAGACAGTAATGCCGGTCTGCTGCTGAATCGTTACCTTCCGCCCGGAAGTATCACCCCCGGCAATCGGCATAGAAGCCTTGACCAAAGCGGTTTCAGCCAGCTTATGCCCACCGCTGCCGTAGTCTGCAATCGCGGAAGCCACAGTATCGGGCTGCCCGCGGCAGACGATAAGTTTGTTGACGTTTTCGTTAATCGAGGAACAGGCCGCGTTCAGGACTGTGTCGCTCAACCATTTTGCCATTTCTCTCTTCTCCTGACATTAGGCTCTTCTTCCGTTGAGGGTTATTACCTCTCTTCTATTATTGAAGATTATCCCCCCCCTTCTTCTTACATTGAGGGTTGTCGCACCTCTTTTTGCGTCAATGGAAAGGACCGGCCTTTCCGCGGAAAGCGTGCCCCTTCTCTTGATAGTATCGGCTATAGTTTCGTCGATAAACCCTCCAACCTCAACTATAATCGAAATTGCCATGTCGTCGAAAGAAATGACATGCTCTTGCGAGAAGGAAGAAGGATCAATCGAGACTGAAACCGCTCCCCCATTAGGGGAGAGAGTAACATATACAATCATGGTTGGCTGGTCAAGAGTAGGAGTCACAGCCATTTCTGCAACAACAAGAGTAACACCTTCCGTGAAGGAAGCAACGTCGATGCTTGTTGTTACACCAATTTCTTCTACGCTAAAACTGTGCTCTTGAGTGAAAGAACTTGTATCTATGCTAGATGTTGCATCTAATTCATCCGCTGGAAGGATATGCTCTTGAGCGAATGAAGAGGTAGCAACGTCAACAGTAATAGCCAGATCAGCGGCGCTAAGAGCCTGTCCTGCAGTAAATGTCGTTGCATCAATCGAAGAAGTAATGTCAAGTTCAGCAGTAGTAATTACATGATTTTGAACAAAGGAATTCGAATCGATGGATGTGGAAATTGCCACATCATCAATAGATATAGTTACCCCTTCAGCAAAATTGGTGGAATCAACTATAGTTGTAGATGTAACTTCATCAGTGGAAAGAAGGTGTTCTTGGGCAAATGAGCCAGCATCAATTCCTGTGATTACAGCAAGATCAACAGGATTGAACGTGGCACCTTGAGCGAAAGATGTAGTATCAATCGAAGATGTTGTATTTACATCTGCAGGACCAAAGATATGATCCTGAGTTAATGTAGTATTATCGAGAGAGCTTAAAGAGGCAAGCTCATTAGCCGCAAGAATGTGGTCTTGAACGAAAGAAGTGGCATCAATCACTGTAACGATTGATTGATTGTCAGAAGTTAATGTAGTTTCTTGCGATTGAACTCTTTCGATCTTTATGGCTGAGAAATTGGCATTATCAGCTATAACGCTTGTCGTTATATTGATTACACCATCAGATGTGGTTGAAACGTAATATTCTTTATCTAACGCAAAATCATGACCAACTTCTGCATAAATATCGATATCGCTTTCTACAGTCGAACCTTCAATGATGATGTCAAATACACGATCCCCTACAGCATTGAAATAAGGCTCAATCATCTTGATTGTAACCTTATAAAGACCGGGATAGCCGGTGGGAATTTGATAGGTTAATGGATCATCATATGCTGTTGATTGGTAAAGTGCATCATCTGTAGTTCCATCAATAGCATCACTTGTATTATGAACGCTAGCGTTACTCGTATTATATTTGTGAGATTCGTAATAACCATCGCTATACTGACCAGAACCTTGACCGCCAGTTGTAAATGCAATTATCCCATAAAGGTCTGGCGTTTCTATTTCAGATGTAACAGTTAATTCTGCAACAGAAAGATTAGCAGCCTCTACCGAATAAGAAGCTGCATCAATCGATGTAGACCCTGTTAATTCATCAGTTGCGAGAACATGTTCTTGAGTAAACCCGGAGCCATCTATTGCGGTTGTAGTTGACAACTCGCTCGTGGAAATAACATGAGTTTGATTAAAGCTAGAGTTGCCAATATTCGTAAGGATTAATAACTCATCGATAGATAACGTCTGTTGAGCCGAAAAAGAAGTTGTATCTATTGAAGTTGGAGAAGAAATCTCGTTTGTAGAAAATACATGACTCTGCACGAATGATGTTGTATCAAAAGAGGTATTTGAACTTGCATCATTCGGAGAGACTTCATCCCCTATTGTTACATCGCCAGCCGATCCCCAAAACAGGCCGATAAAACTTCTGCTATTCCCATAAGGGTTATCGAGAGCGTGAATGTCGGTTGATGAAATAGTCCAACCGCCATCCTGGAATGTTGGATTTCTAATATCAAATGAATTAGCACCTGTGCTAGTATACGCATATGCTTTAATGAACTGATTGGTATATTGGGTTTTGGTTATTGATGTGGCAGCACCATTAGCGACATAACCCATATAGCAAGCTTCGTGATTCTTATCGAATACACAAATGCTGTAAACTAGATTTCTAGCAGCATTATCATTTTCATTATTAACATTTGCGATAATAATGCCGCCAGCTGGCTCAAAATTTAACCCTGTATAATTCCAATCGGCGCCAGTATCTGTTGGAGTGCTTACGATAGCAACCTGAGTTTGTCTATCATTAAGCTCGAATATCCCAATTCCAAAATTATCGCTATCGCTATCGCCAAAAGTATTAAGTGTACTCGCTGCAGTAGAAACGCCAAGAGTATAATAAAGTGTAGCGCCAAGCTGCTGACTAAGAGCTACATTAGTTTGACCAGGAGTCGCTGAATTTGGCGTAAAAAGTATTGTGCCAATATCAGATGTAGAATCAGCGTCAGTATCTCCCCAGCCAAAGCAAAGGTTATAACCATCTTTTTCAAAAGCTATGGAATAGATGTTATGGGCTTCAACAGTATCATTGCTGCCTACGCCAGCATTTTGAATAATAGAAAACGAGGGATCAGCAACATTTATTGATCTAGTACTGGCTAGCGCTTGATATGATTCAACATGAGTCGTTAAATTCCTGAAGAATATGCATGTAAATGTTACATCTGTAGCAGCATCAGTAATCTGTAATTCAACACCATTACTTACAAATTGATTAAATTCAGCTTGAAATATTTCAGAATCATTCTGATCATCTAAAATACAAATGCAATTTAAGTTTGTATTTGTCCCGTGTGACCTATATCTTCTTGAACTTGTAGTAGAAAAATCATCGCCAGACGCGCAAGAATAGCAATTTACTGTACTTCCATTAACAATACCAATAGAGTGTGCAAAATAAGTCTCTGTATCAGCACTAGTGGTTGTAGGACCACCAATAATTATCATCGCCTCTGGCGTAAAACCAACACTGGCATCAGTAAACGAAACAGTACCGGCGCTACCGCTGTAAGTAAAAGTGTATACTGCAATATCTGTGGCAGCCATTATGGCAGTCCATTAATAGCTGTTACAAAGTTAGTGCGAATATGAAGACCCATAACCTCCACTTCTGACATGTATAGATAATTCTTAAAAGCTCTTATCCATTGGTCCTTATCTGTTGAAACATCATATTTCCCTTTTAGCCAATCCAAATCATTCTGGTCTTCAGTTGAAAGATTGAATTGATTGACGACATTAGTGCGCGTGGCGCGGCCATATCGCCATTCCTCTAGCAATCCTGTAAAGGCGTGGATGGCGATTTTATCGCCACTCTGCCCGGATAATCTTTCGAGAAGTGCCATAAGGGTGATCTCTCCACACAGAGGTACCCTTGAAATTCTATTATAATGCTGAAAAAATTAAAAGGATGCTTATTATATTGAAATAAAATTGCGAGGTTAGCCATACGGCGCTAGGAAGCCCGTAGGCAAGCAAAAGGGCTTCTAGGTATCCTAAGACCTAGAAGCCCATTGTTGCGCGCGTATGGCCTTCCTATGAGGTTGTTAGAATGGGAATTCGCCTTGCAGATCGTCTTCCCCGTTAATCATCCCTTGAATGATCGCGAATTCCTCATTCCAAACCTTGTCGCTTGGCCTTGGTTCCCATTTCCCGAGCCAAGGTCCGCCAAGGGTATAATGCATGATCTTAGGATTGCTTTTCGTTGGCGGGCTTACGTCAACAAGATAATTCCATTCATGAGGTAAACACCCAATTTCATTATCTGCCAACCAACAGAAATTATGAAGATGTTTCCCCGGAATTGAATTGACTAAATCGACTGTAAGACGACGCCGATTTGATGGATGATGATTATTGAACAACATAACTGAAGACCAGTTTTTCCGACTATATTCAGTCTGTTCAATACCTTGCATTTTGAAGCGTTGATTCGCTTTCATTGGCATTTTGTGCTTGACTACCTGCACTGCATACCGATTGTCGGCATACTGGAATAAATCCCAAATATCTTCCAAGCAAACAATGTCGCAATCGACGAATAGCGACCAAGGCTTGGTCGATATGATTGGAGTCAAGAACCGGCTGATGGCGAATTCTGTAGAGCAAGGCGCCTGAGAGATTTCATCCCACAAGATACCTTTATCGGTAAAACCCATCTTCCGATAGAACAGACCTTTATCAACAAGCTCTCTGAAATCCAATTTGTGAATTTCCGGGCATCTGAAAGCTCTTCTTCTAATCGAGCCTTCTGCCACCTTATAAGCCTGTTGCTCAAAGGTATCCCAACCGATGAAGATTTCGCAATTTTCCATCATACGTCATACCCCATCATCGCCAGAAGCCTATCGCCATGGGCAAATTTCCAGACTTGTTCTATTCCATCTGTCCAGTAATCCTCCCATCTTGATTTACCATCAACATAAGAAGACTTGGATTTATACATTTCCTTAATGCCATAGAACTTGCCATTCCCAATAAGGTTGTCGGCAATTTCCTCAGCATCACAGTCTTCAATGCCAACGAAATTTGCAATAGCGTCAATAACTGCCGCATCCCCCATATGCTCAAACTTTACAATGAAAACATCAAATGGTGAAAACACCCATCCTAAGTAAGAGAATTGGAATTGAACCCAAGTCTCGCACCAATCAGATGTGCGCTTTTCCCAAAGACCTCTTGCTAATGTATCAATAATGATCTCTTCATTGATTTCAGGAATGATTTCCTTCTTCTCCTTCCATCTCAAATAGGAAATAAGAGAATCCCTTGGATCACGAATGGAATGCAACACTTTGAACGAGCGTAAATTCTGTGTTAATAGATCGCATATATGCGAATGGCAGAAATGATTGCGGTATTGATCCATGTCAATACTTGTAGGATCAATCTCTATTTTCTCCAAGTCATCACCGATCTTTCTGGCAAGTAACCTGTCGTGGAATGCCAGAAAGAACAGTTCTGAATCTTGAAAACCTAACATCCCGCAAAGTTTTTGCAGGATGTTAGTTCCAGTCTTGGGAGCGCCATTGCAGAAGATCATCAGAAATACGCCACGCAGTTTTCACACGGGGTTCCGCGAACGTCTTTGGCGAGATTGGCTTGCCTCAGCCATTGGAACCGCTCGGAATTCCAAGACTGCATGAACCCTTCTCTGTTTAAGTCGCCCATATGGAAGCGACCATCATGGTCAAAGCAACAAGCCGAGAGCTTGCCGTCGTAGGTGATATGGCCTTCGGTGAAGAGCGCCCAGCAAGGCAATGGATCGCGGAGAGCGCCGATCCTACCCCTATTGCCGGCCGAGAATTGCCAGTCGCCTTCGCCTTCCTCGATAAAGGCGGCCTGATTGTACAGCGGCAGGGCATAGACCTCATCAACCCAATGACTTACATGATTGTCAATAAGGTCTCTCATTGCTACATCTTGTTCATCGTTGAACTTGATGTAACTGGCATAGAGACCACACCACTTACCAGTTCTGTGGTAAATCTCATCACGGGCTTCCCGGCAACCCTTGATGTTCGTAAGCATCGCATCGAACATCTTGCCCTTAACCCTAGCAACTTGCTCGAATTGCTCCTTGTCAGCATAATTTACCGAGAACTTCAGGCTATCAAGCCCAGCTTCGATAAGCTGGGCAACCTTTTTGGGAGTGCTAATCGAGCCATTGGTTGTCAGGAAGACGTAAGGAAAGCCAGCATTATGCTTAGCAAACCTTACAGCTTCCTCAAGACGAGGGTAAAGGAAACTTTCGCCAAGATAGAACAAGCCAATTTCTTCAACACCTTCTTTCCGCATCTCGAAAAGAATGCGCCGGAAGAAATCAAAATCCATGTCCTTTTGGTCGCGCAAACGCTGCGACCTAGCACAGAATGCACAATTGAAATTGCAACGAGCGGTAAGCTCGATTTTCACGGATTTCGGACAAGGTGGAGTTGCAGTTCTGTATTCCTTCGGAATTCTCGTGATTGCGTCGATACGTTCTGTTATGCAGGTCATGTTCTCATTCTCTCACAAGTTGACCAAGGATGGCTATATTGCGTTCAACAATACCAGCCAAGACGAGGTAATGTTGGCGAAATTTGAGCGCTCTCCCAACAGATGGATCATAATAATGATTGTTTAGAAGATTTTTGAAACTGTCCTCGTTCCACCAACTCTTGTGAGTCAGATCGTGCAATGCCATTGATGTTTTTGCCCAAGGGATACAGAATTGAAAGATGCCGCCCGGCATAAGCGCACGCTGGCATTCGAACAATAGTTCGATTGCATCTTCTCCTGTCAAATGCTCCAAGAAATGATAGGCATGGATAATTGCCACAGTTCCACCATCAACAGGGATGCGGTCGCGTGGCCACTTCCAATCGGGCAGACCTAAGCTAATATCCCGCCCATAACGTTTGGTTCCACTCTCACCAAGCCCTACAGAAAGCCCCTGTTTGGGTTCAAGCAATTGCGGAAGGTCGCGATCCATCCCCATTTTGAACAGTGTTTCAAAGTTCAATTTTCAATTCTCCCGGCTCTCGCCATCGATGCGGCAGCTTGCCCCTGATTCCCTCATTACTATAGCGAACGATTCGACTACAGCATCAGCCAAGTCTTTTCGATCCAGCGGACCGATGACTATAGAGACGTACCATCGGCCATCATATGACTGAGTGATACTAGCCGAAGAGCGCTTTCCATTTAAAGGATGGTTGATAGGTTGTTCAGACATTCACCTGACCTCATTTCTTCTGTAGTCCATTGAGCGTAAGAAATCCATTTTAACCATTTATCTCGCTCGAAAATCTTCGGTCCTGTTGGGCAAGAATGGGCCGGTTCGATATTCATCGGGAAAGTTCTATTCGAAACATCCCTAACCATAGAACCGGGATCGGCAGTAAAAACAGGGATGCCGGCAAGGACTGCATCAACCCCAACATTCGAGTTGAATGTGATTACAGCCCAGCAATTTTTCAGATCATCTTCCAGTGATGATGATGTAGAAATATTAACGATGCCTTGCATCGGAAGGTATCTAACGTAAGCTTCTATGCCAACTTTTGGATGTGGGCGGAACCTAAGCTCTCGCCGATTCCCAATCTTCCTGAAGCAATTGATAGTGTCCTCGATCCATTTAATGTGACTAGTTCCTTCGACCGAAGCATCCCAAGGAACCTGACCGATTAGCAATACATGATCACCTTCTTCCCTCCAAGGCCGGAGAAGATCGTAAGAACCATTTTGAACCGCACGAATGCCACTGGTAGGCTTCGGGAACTCCGCCCTTCCATTCAGGCCATTTAAGCCAACCATGTAATACTTATGACGTTGAATATAGCCACTGTCGATTACAACGACGCTCTTATTGCGCGCGCGAAATCTTTCAAACAACCAGCCACGAGCATGCGATGCCGGAACCAGCTTCTTATACATACCAAATATTACTGCAACATCGCAGTCTACTAACTTGTTTGGGTCAGCCGAAATCTTGAATTGATCACCATGTTCCTGAATACCCTGAGCAAAACTACATAATACATATGAATGTTCAGGGTTTTTATCTGAGGGAAGAAGGATACCAAAAGTTGTCATAATTGTATAACTCCTATTCCTTGGTCGGTTCCATCAGCACATAACTCAGTCCAAAAATATCCTTGTTCCTTAATTTCATCCCAAAGTCTATAGACACCAGGAATATCGCCAGTAGAGCTAGGAATTGTATTTCGGATATCATCAAACGCAATCATTTTGCCCATTGATCTATAATTCTCCCAATCGGCTTTTACACCCTCATAAGTATGATCACCATCAATATAGATTAGACCATATGGTCCTAATTCAGCAGCTTGATTTATTACATATTGATCTCGACTATTCCCAAGTATCAATTGAACATCATAATCTTCTGATAATACTCTACAAACACCAACCAAATTTTTCAATGTCTTATTTGACTTTGGTTGGCCATTCCATGGTCCGTATGGATACTCTACAGCCACCATCCTAGCTGCCGGCCTGAAAGCCCTTGACATGAAAGAAAAACTCATTCCATTACGACATCCAATCTCCAAGTAAGACCTAACATCATACTTAGATGCCAAGTCTAATAAAAGCTGTAATTCATAATGGTGATGTGGAGTCATGACTTCACCTTGCAGACAGCAATTAATGTTCTACCATTCGTTCCGTTATGAATGTCATACTTCCATTTGTCTCTTTGACAAAAATACTTTTGAACTTCGAAACCATTACGATCAAGGATTTCGTAAAGCTCATATGGCGTATAATGTTGAAAATGGAATGGGAAATTCACAGGATCATATGGGTTTTCAGCTTGATTAGGAACGCTAACAAAGAAATATTGTGTATGGTTCTTCACCCACTGTAGAAATTTCTCAGGAAAAGCAAGGTGTTCTAATACTTCGAATGCAACTATTACATCTTGAGCAACAAAATTAGGGTTCATTTCCATCAAGTCTGCAACTTGATAGAGAAGATATTGATTACTAATGAAAAAATGTTTCCTTGCATGATTTAATGCATGAGGACAGAAATCAACACCAGTTACTAAATAACCAGATTGAGCGAGCATGTAAGAACCAAATCCAACACCGCAACCAGCATCGAGAATTCTCAGAGGCTTTTGAAAATCTTTACAAAAATCAATAACCATACAATATCGAGACTTGGCATCTGGCGGAACTTCGTCAAGCCTTTTTGCTTGGCACCTTTCCCCGGTTCCGCCATCTTTTAGTGTGATTTTCTCGGCTTTTCCGCCGACGCCATCAACATAAGATTTGATATTTCGAAGAGCGTTCATTTCTTTTGCGACTTCCTGTTTCTCATTGCATTTTGTTTATAGACAAGTGCAGCTTGCCGTCTGGCAATAGCAATCGGGTCTTTGTTCTTGCTATTAGCATAACGCCAGTCATGTCGAGCTTTGCGGCGCGCAGCTTTTGCTTGAGCAGTTATTGACATCCCAACCCCTTTATAATCCTCTTTTCTTTATATAGCTCTTTTAAGAGCTTTCTTAAAGACGTTTCTTCTGACCACAGCCCCTTGGCATCTTCCCAAGCAATCCACCCGGATGGACATCCAAGAAATCATCCAATTCGATCCCTTTTTCTTCTGCAGCGGCTACAGCCAGGGCATCAGAAATAGCGAGCATTAATGTTGTTGAAATAGTTGGTGCTATGTATTCCCAACCATCACCATTCAATATAGGCAACTTTATAACATAATCAGAAAGATCGAATACAAGCGAGCCTTTACCGCCTGCTGTAATACCTATAACTTCTATGTTGAAATTTCTGCAAAAGATCATGATATCGGAAAGCTCTCGGCTCCCACCTGAATAAGAATACACTAAAAGAGTGTCAACAAAATTGATGCTTCCTAAATCGCCATGACTAGCTTCAGTCGGATGAATATACCTTGCCGGGATATGCAGGCTCGAAAATGTTGACGCTGCTTTTCCGGCAATATAACTACATTTTCCAACGCCAGTAGTCACAACACCGGCCGAAGCTGCGATTGCGCTCGATATTTCAGAAATATTCGCTATCTGCGAATCATCTGAAAAAAAGGCGGAGAGTGCGTCTCTCTCCGCCCTAATTACACGACCAACTGTGTTCATTTATTCAGCTTCTGGTGATCTGTCCAAATGCTTCCGGTTGCCCTTCAGATGATCCATATATTTGCCAAGAACTCCCTTGACAAATACATGAGAATCACCGTTTTTGCCCTTGACAAAATCAGGGCTTAGGTTCTGGAACGTTCCGCCAGCAACCTGCTGTTCGAAAGCCTGACGAACAACATCGAAAACGAAACTGTCGTGCCACTCGCCTAGGGTGACAAATGTGCCAGACTTGTAAATCCCAACCATCATCTCTACAAATGCCGCAGCATAAGGATTGTTGAGATTGAAACCGATAAAGCCACATTCGCTATGCATGCCCTGCCGGCCCAAATAGCTGATCATGGCATCATCCCGAAGGACTTCATCTAGGAACTCTTCCGGCATAGGCGTATGGGTAATCACATCGCCATCAATCCAGAAAATCTTATCCATTATTCCATTATGCTTAAGGATTGCATCCTGATAGATGAATGGCTTCCTGCCAAATCTGGCATTCATCCTGTAATCATAAGTCAGGCCATGCCCGGAATCATACATCCCGCGGAAAAGCGGGAAGAATGAAACCGAATATAAAAATTCTTTCATAGTGGTAAGCGAAAATGTATCAACAGTTTTGATCCTTTCGCTATCAAATTCTCTAACAATATCTATTTCGGTTATTTCCGCATCAAAATACACTGTTAGATTAACTGACTCCGGCCAGTTTTCCAAGAATGTTTCGATGTTCCTTTTCCCATATTCCAAATAACCATCATGGGAGAAAGAAGTAAAGGCTGCTTTACTCGTTGTCATCGCTTACCTTTCTGCCAGTGGTCTTTCTGGCTCGATTGACCGTTCTCTTGGCGGTTTCGTCCCGATCAACTTCGGGCTTCGATTCTGTACTCACTTCCGGCGGGGATTGATTTTTGAATTCGTATTCTCTTCTTGGATCGTCGAAAGCAGGGCTGTTCGGACTACGGCGACGCTTCTGTTCAATGCGATCTTCTTTAGCCGCATTCTCAACCACAACAGCCGGAGTGTCCACATTAAGTTGCTCATGACGGATTTTAAAACCCTTCCTGAGATACTTCTGCATGTTTGTGGAATATTCCCATGCATTCACCTTGATCTTCTTTCCATCTGACTTACGAGTGAGAGTAACGGTAGGGAGACGCATTGGAAAGACCTCTTTTCTTTAGATGGTGTTAAAAGAAAAGGGGCTGTGAAGCCCCTTCCCTTTTTGAGCCTGTATGGTAGACAGGCACATTACCCAGCAATACGGACCGCGTATTCCGGGCGAATGCACTTGCCGCCGTACAGAACGTCGAAGTCGAAGGCAACCTGCTTATACTGGCGCAGAACCTCAAGTCTGAGAGACAGGCCAGTAATCGGGTCAGTCGCCGACATGAACTGCGCACCGCCAAGACCACCGGCCGCGCTCGAAAGCGGGCGAGTAGCAAAGGCGAAGGCCATCGGATGGAAGGCCAGATTGACCGTATGCGACGCTTTGCGAGTGACAGCATCACCCGAAGAAGCGATCATTTTCAACGGCGGATCGATCCGCAGCTTGGAGGCGGTAGAAGTCGCATTGGCCGAAGTCAACGCAACATAGGTCTGACTGTCACCGGCAATAGTGAACACATCACCAGCAAGGACGGTGCCAGCACCCGAAGCGGTAAGCTGAATGGAACTCGAATCGGCTGCAATGGCCGAACCGATAGTGATGCCGCCGGCATCAGCGCCCGCGGTATGCGTCTGAACGTTCTGCGACATGAAGATGTCAAAGCCGAATTTACGGCCAAGCTCACCTTCAATCTTCACAGCGCGATCCTGAGTCTGGGAGACATCAGAAAACGCCGACAGCTGCAGCGCTTGGGCTTCCGCGTCAGGATCGATAACCATGTTACGATCCATCATAGGAGCAAGCTGGTTGTTCAGCACCTTACGAGCATCAGTCGTGGTCGCAACTGTACTAAAAGGTGTAGCGCCGGCGGTACCAACGAAGCCATAGACTTCTTTGGCGCGATTGTGTAGGTATTTGTCCATGGTATTGGCCAAAGCTTTGACTGCTTCGGCCTGCTGCATCGGCACAAAGTGACGATTGCGGTCGATTTGCACCATTTCCTTGTCGGTCAGGTAGAAGTCGGTATGCTTCCACTGATCAAGAGGAATCTGCACAAGACCCGGTGTGTTGGCCTGAGCAGAACTGTAAGTCGGTGCCGAAGTGACATCGCTGACGGTCTGAGACTTCGACAGCGGGATGTCAATCGTGCTGCCTTTCTGGGCAGCTTCACCCTGGTAATCGCCAGTAACGAGCCGCGGCATGACAGCACGCTCGCGAAGCGCCATTAGCCCAGAAGCCAGGATTTTCGGCAGGATGTTGGTAAGCGAATTGCTTGCCATTGCGGTTTACCTCACTTGGCTGTTACGAACCGCCAAGCTCACTGAGCCTTTGGCGCGTCTTTTCCTCATTCTGTGTTAACAGTGACTTCACCGGACAGGATTCCTTCGAGGTTTTCCCCGAAGGCCAAGGGATCGTCCAACGAGATCGATTTGCCCTTGGTCTTCTTTTGAGTTGTTCCGCCGCCTTTGCGGTCGGAAACCCCGCCGGCATTTGGCTGGATGAAATCTTCATTGTCAACAAGAAATTCATCAAGCCATTTATCCACCGTCAAATCGCTTCTTGGTGTCTCACCATCAGCATCGACACCGATTATATTCCCATCTTCATCAAAAGTAAATGCTTCAAGCGCATCACGCTCTACATATTTCATCAATCGTGGACGAACGCCGCGCTCGGTTGCAACTTGTCGGACCTGAGAGCCGATCTTCTCTCTCATGAAGTTGTTCTTAAAATTATCGCGTTCGGAAGTAACAGACTTAAGCTGTTCATCCAACTGCGCCAATTTCCGGTCGTATTCGCGCTGTTGCTTCTCCAAGCGCTTCTGGATAAGCGCTTCAGTGTCGCCCTTCTTTTTGGACTCTTCTTCTTCAGCCTGTTCAGCCTTTTCAAGAAGCTCGTTGTACTTTTGAAGATCAATTTCGCCAAACTTTGCGTTTAGTTCATCAATCTGCTTCTTGAAGTTCTTTCGTTCCGTTCGCTCTCTATCGAGAGCATTCTTTAGGGCTGTAACATCTGGGTGATCTTTCACGCCATCAACAGCCAAAACGAATTCACCATCTTCGTTTTCCTCGTACAGCTCTCTGAGATGTTCGGGAACTTCGTTGATGTCGGAAACTTTGGTCTTTAGCTTTGCCATTTTCTACCTCTGTGACACTGTCACTCTTTGCCGATGGTGCATATTTGATCCAGATACTCATCTGGCTTGTCCATCAGGCTGTTCACGATACTATCTCCGATGACCTTTACGAGTCCAGCTTTTTGCTGATACGTGACTGTAATTGCCGATGCAAGAAGGTCTGGCCTTGTATGCCATTCATTCCCATCCAATGCTCCATGGTCAGTCATGAAGCAATTATCAATCGGCAAATAATCAGTCACATCTTTTGCGTAATAATCCTGCCCATTACGCCAACCGAATTCGAAACCCACCATCTCGATAGGATGTGGGAAGCCCATAAAATCGCAAAGCCCAACAGCCCGGTTCCCCACGGTAAATCCACCAATGGTTGTTGCGCTTTCCTCGAAAAGTGAATGGTAGATATGCTGTTCATTGGCCAGCCCACAAGCGGAGTGAAAAATGCGTACATCGCATTTATTAGCCAAGAGCCAGCGATAAAAGAGCGGATGGCAAGTGGAAGCTAGATAATAAATCACATTGGTATCAATTGGCGTTTTATCAATCTGGTGTCGTCCAGGGTCCATTTGTGCTGTAAAATGCGGTTGAACGCCTAATTGCTCTTTAAGCCAGCGAATTGTAAACTTCAGGGCGCAAATCTTATAGCCTTCCTCATACCTTTTAACAATATGGTCCTTGCTAGCAGGGTCTTCGATACTTGATCCCATGCCAACAATAACAACACCTTTTTCACCTTTGTGTTGATCTCGTTTGGCCATCGGAAGGCCAAGTTCAGAAGCGGCGCAAGCATATTTCAAAAGATTGACTGTATTAGCATTCTTAAATTTAACTTTTTGTTCGCTCATATGCAATCCTTTCTTGTGAAGAAGCCCAAAAGCCGCATACCGCTAGCCTTTGGGCTTCTCGACAGAGCGGTCTCGTAATCCCTCGGAAAGATTACTTTTCTTTTATAAATTCAATCGATGGCCACTTAAAGACTTTTCATAAAAAATGGCCACCCAATAAGGGTGGCCAGTTTGGGAGGGAACGACCCGATGGATGAATGGATCATCCAATAAGTAAGATAAGTGCTATCTGGCTGTAAAAAAGGACTTTTTTATGTATTATTCACCATCATTCGCTTTTATGGCCTGTCCTTGTTCTCGGGCTTTTGCCTTCGCTCGCTCCCGACTTTCTTCATTGCCCGCTGTGTACGTGTAGCATTTGCCTTGATCGCCCCACTTATAGCCAGGCTTACCATCTGATCTGCAAGGTTGTACCGGCATTTCAACCTCTTCCACATCATCTCGATTGCCAAAAAGAAAAGGATCAACTTGTAAGGATCAATCCCGCCTTTCATGTCAAGGTCTAGCCATTACGATCTGGAAATATTCTGTTCCAAATTGCAGCCTCTCTTAACTTTAATTCGTCAAGTGTTAGTTGCTCGCCACTTTCATCTACAAAACGGTCAAGACTAACATCACCATCACGAAAAAGCTGAGCGCGAGTAGGACCAAGCACATCGTCTTGAAACTCCGGCGGTTGTCTTCTAAGCCATTCCTGATAGGTCACATCTTTCGGAACTTGACCATCCATGGAGGCTCGTGTATCTGATCTTATACGTCTTATTTCAGCTTCCGAAAATCCCCTTTCTCTTAGCCTTTCGTGGAAGCCTTCCTCGAATTCATCTGTCCCTTTGATCCTTTGGACTTCGGCCCAAGACCGGGTTATTGGCGTTGTTGTTGACCGGCAATTGATATGGGCCGGCGGTCTAGCTCCAGGCGGATCGAGCAATTGCCCGATGGCGCTAACCTCTCCGGCTGTAGTATCGCCAATCGGCGCCATCTTGCCATCTCTGGCACGACAGATTGGGCTAGTTCGACCATCCAAGGTCGATGTCCAACGAACCGCCAAAATTATATCTGAATTGTTATTATAGGTCTCTTCCCGAGACTCATTTGATACAAAATTAGTGGCAGTCCTTACTACCGATTGGACATGTCTTCTACTTCTATGAAGTATCCCATCTGTATAATTCGCCGCTCTCGTGCCGCGAATCCTGTTGATAATTTGATCGTTGGTCATGGATTGAAGCAGACCTTGCCTAATGGCCTGTTCAATACCACTCTGTTGCTCTCGATTTAATTGGTTGAACCAGCCGCGCAAATGCCGACCTTCGAATGGCCTGGAAACGACAATATTGTGCAAAGTCGTCTGACTAGGCGCAACGTAACCAAAGCCGGCTGAGGTAGCTTCGGTTAATCGCGTTACCGCAAGTTGCGCTTCATTCTCCGCAAACGAGCGCAATTCGTCCCTGACGAATCCATGCATTTCGTCATAGATGTCGTCGTTAATTTCTCTGAGTTGTCTAAGCAACTCTTGCAGTCTTCTGGTAGTTGCCGGTCCGCGATCACGTCCGCGTGCTGTGATGCGATCCAAGCGCGTAAATATCTGTCCAACAAGATCAGCCTCCGCTCTGTTCAGTAAAGCGACAGTTTCATTTGCCACCCTAGAACCATAGCGCTGCACATAGACTTGATGTCTATTTGCCGCGTCCATGAGTGCTTCATTGGTGGATGGCATTTCTTACATCACTTCCCTAATTCTCATGGCACTTCCCTCATTTCGTCGATGTCTTTTAACACCCTTGACTTAAGGATTTCGATTGCGCCCAAAAGACCTACGTCGTTGTAGTGATATTCGTCAGTGTAACTAAAAGATGTAACGAACCTACCATCTTTAAATGTTGCAACTAATGCAACCGAAGTTACATTATCACCAAAAATCTCCCGCTTGACGATCTCAATAGCCTGTTGTACTTCTGATAATTCACCTTCAATGCAATCAATTTTCCTTATTTCCCTGCCTGTCGTTTTGCTCTTGATTGCCTTGAGTTTTGGGTACATTATTTTGTGTGGCATCCATCCCTTCCTGGAACATCGCTAGCTTCTTGGCTTCCGCCTCTTCCATCTCTCGCGAAAAATCATCATAAGATTTGCCTTCTGGGATAATTTCACCTTTCTGTAAATTAAAGAAAAGTGTTTCGTCGCCAAATGCGCCAGCCTGCCAAGCAGCAACCAAGGACTTAAGCTCTTCACTGGACATCGGTTGAGCTATGAAATCCTTGTTGATTTCGACGCCAACATCCGCGTCCATTTGACCAAGCCACATCAAATACCAATCGAGGCATTTGGCTAGACCTTGCCCCATTGTATCAGCAATGGAAGCCAGTACCGAATTGTCGCCAGTATGGCGCATCTGGACTGTATAGGCCGCCTCTACGCCCGCCTTTTGATTGGCCAGCAGCCGGGAGCCTAGAAAAGCCATGTAGTCTTCTTTTTGCTTCATTCGATTAGCAATGGCTTCTAAGCCGGCACCCGTGAATTCGAGCATGCCAACCTGTGCGCCTTGCTCAAGGTGCCATGCGGTCCCTGAGCCAATGCGAAGCTCTTTGCGCTCTTCTTGCCCGCCAACCAAATCGCCAGCAATCCATGGCGTCGGGAGCGCTGTCATATGGATTCCATGCTCAAGATCGGCGGAGTTTTTGAAATGGCTGATATTCACTTGACACAGGTCAAGAAGCGGCGGTTTATCTACATCGGGAAGTAGGTTGTTTATATTGATGAATTGGAATGGAATAAAATCCAGCGGTCTGCCGCGAATGGAGGGAATAGCATCTTCATCGGTAATATGGACAAAGTCTGACTGACGATGCTTCTCGGCAGATTTCTCCCACACCTCAACAGCGAATTGACCAGAGTCATTCAGGTATAGGACGCGGCGCCGCTCAACATCGATGTATTCGAATTCCTTTTTAGGGTCTTTCTCATAACGCCATTCGGCAAGAATAACCTGATTCAAGACTGGTGTTCCGCCGATATAATCCATGTCCCAATGCTTGATATTTTCGGCAGTATACATCGCCAAATATGGCTTGTTTTCCTCTTCATTGAAATCGACTGCCACACCGACGCGACCGACAGCGATCAATTCTTCGCCAATCTGCTTCGCCAGCATTTGGAGCGATTGGTCCATGAGCGTCACATCATTAAGCAGCGGAATATGTCGCTCAGGGAAGTCAGTGACCTGAAGCTCGCGGCGAAATAGTGAACCGATTAAGAACTGGACTGTCCTAGCAGTAGCATTGTAGAATAATGCTCTATCCAAATATACATTATATTCGGTAAATGACATTCCAGTTGGCTTAGCCAAATATGACTGACCGTTGTCCTTAACAGCGTGATCGCCAGCAATACAATCCCGGATCATTTGCCAAAGAAGCTTACTATTGGCGTATTCGGGATGTTCGATATCTACAGACATGGCTTTTGCGACCTGTTTTTGCACATATGGTGCATTATAGCATAGTATAGACGCAAAGAAACCCAAGGAAGACAACCAGTGAAAATGGGAGGGGCATCTTCTCTGGTGTCTTTCCTTGGGGTTGTTGCGGTAGACTTTTCGGACCTACCGCTGTATCCAGCCGTCCTCTTTCACAAACTTCCCAAAATCTCAACAAATCGTTTTAAGAGGTTCTTACAGGAAAGCCCACCTTCCTTGGGAACCATTCCCATTCCGTTTCGCTATATTCTATATAAGAAAGCTTTTTTGAGAAGTCAACCCTCAAGGATGTCGATTTGAGATTTTCCGCCCTTGATCGGGAATTCACGAGCTATGTAATAACCGAGCGCATCGCTGATATGACTTAGGTCCGGTGTTTTCTTCTTGTCAATCTCACCCGAACCGCCCTCCAAAAGAGTCACACCTTCCAAATCCTTAACAACATGCTTAGCCTTAATTGGATCAACCATCATCCTAATGTTGCCATTGGCAGACCTTAGCCTGGAATTGAGCGCATTTATCCTAGCTCTTTCCGCCGGGTTGCTGTTTGGCACGCGCAAAATCAAATTGTCTCTAAAGACAGGCCGAAGATGCTGTCTAATCAAATCCCAATCGGAACCGGCAACCTTGGCCGAACCACGAGCGCCGCCGGTTGCATCGCCATAACACTTCACTAAGCCTTTGTGGTGATGCCAATCATGAATAAGCCGTTTACAAACAGCCTCAGTTGAAGAATTGCGAGGGATATGCACTTCGCCAATTACAGCGGTTCCTCGTTCCTTTTCTTGAGCTACCGCAGCAACGCCCGGTTCAACGTTGAAATCGAAGCAAAAAATCAACGGTGCTTTTGGGTTGTATTCCAAATTGGCGCAGTGATCTGACCTTTGAAAATTGTAATATGCTCGGCCACTGAAGTTCTCGAAAGAGCCTTCATATTCTTGTCTATAAACCAGTTCATCAAGCTCGGCTTTCGCCGCCTCGATTTCCTCAGCCGGAAGGATATCGGCGCTTATCCAGTGAAAATGCGCCCAATCAGGTGTATCTTCTCTCTGTGCATAATCGCATAGTTCTTTATAATGATTCCAGCCTTCAGGGACGCCAATAAAATCGCACCATCCGCGACGGTCTGAAAGGGCCGGACGAACGTGTTCCATCCAAGCCTTTTCCTTCATATTGCCATATTCGTCTAACACTCCCCCATCCCATGGCTGACCCTCGATACGTTCTGGCTTATCCATGGATACGAGCATTATTTCGGACAGTGGCAACTTGATAGTCTTGTAACCCTCAGAAATTGATGGCATTGGAAGGTTGTAGAATTTAGCTACATTGAAGCAATACCGCTTTAAATCATTCCAATAAATATTTACAGCCTGATTAAAGGTCGGTGCAGCGACAAAGAAGCGGGCCGGATAGTAATTGGTTCCGGCCCAAGCCCTTTTAATCAACCGACGCTTGGCAAGCTCGGTTTTGCCAGATCGGCGCCCGCTTGGTACAGCCACGAACCGCTTGTCGCATTTCCAATACTGGATTTGGATAGGATGCGGCCGAAGCTGCGGAAAGGGTGTCTCGTTTGCGGGTTCACTCGTGGCCATTACAGGGTCTCTATGGCTTGGCATACCTTAAAAGGCTCTGTGCTCGCGTATGGCCACGCTATGGCCGCATGAAAGGGTTTGGGTAGATTACTCTTCCTCAGCCGACCCTTCCTTGGCGTTCTTAAAGCCTTCGACGCTTTGGTCCATGCCGGACATCGCACGCTGAATTTTCATGGCGATTTCCATGGGATCATCGCCAATGCCCTCGATACCGAGGTGTTTCGCCAGTTCCTTTAGGGCATCCATCTTGTTCCATAGGGTGAATTCGATGCACCCTTTTTCAGTCTGTTTGATCTTTGAAATTGCCGCGGTCTGTGTCCGAAGCAATTCTCGTGAAGGAACAAGCTTAAGCCCACCCTGAATGATCAGATTGCCCTTTTCATCAGTCGTGTATTCCAATTTATCCCACGATAAGAAATCGGCAACATTGCTGAATGCAATGGCGGTTAATTCCTTTAGGACATCTTCCTTGGTCGCGGTCATAATTTTCTCCGTTAGTCAAGCGATAAAAAGAAAATAGCCCATAATTAGGCTACATGCAATTGTCTAGAAATTGCTACAGGAAGTTAGACGAGTCTAACTTTTTTAGGGCCATCTAACTTTCTCAGCCCGACCAAACACCCAAACCAGCAACCGACTAGCGAAAAACCCAATTTTTATAGGATTAAATCCTAATAGCGAAATCCTATAGGTTCCGCTAAATCTCAGATGGGGTTCCGGTTCGGTTCCATCGGGTCGATTCCATATAAGGGGTAAAATTAGGTCTTGGTTCATTATAATCATTCTAATCTCTTTTTTACTACTTTTAATAAATCTTAACTTTAAATTACAGAGTAAAGGAATAGTAGAAAAAGGTGGAACCCTTAGTATAGTCAACCAAAAACCTAACTTTACCCCTTATATGGAAATCGCTAACCGGAACCGAACCTGGAACCAATTGATTTTCCTCAATTCTCACTGTAGGAAATGAGATTTTACTACGATTAATCGAAAACTTCGTCTTTTTAGATATAAACGCATAGCAAGTGGAACCTATCGGAACCAATAAGATCACGATTCAATAGGTCCGAAGCGAGACTATTGACCTATCAAACCCACGTTTTGTTTCTAAACTTTCTGGCATATTCGATTTCAGATATCAAATCTAGCTTGTCCCTAATTCGTCTACCCTTGAAAGAACGCTCTTCTTTGCCATTGAGAGTATCTACGACCAACTTTCCATCGTAGAAGTAAATCCAATCAGTGTTTTTGATACCTACGATGACCCCAGCATTAATGCCACTCTCCAAACAAGCCTCAAGGAACCGAATTTGCTTTGTTCTCAGATTTAAATCACCGGCAGACCTAGGCTCTCTATCGAGGCACTTAAGCTCGATAAAATGCACTTCACATCTATGAAAGACAAAAAAATCGGGGATTCCTTGATCCCCGCCAGTTGCGAATTCCACTGAATACAAGATTTTTCGCGGAAACCAGCCCCGGACTAGCTTCCGCAGATCGGCTTCTTTTTTGATCAACATGACCGAAAACCTGTTCCCGCGCATTCTGGGGCTAAGCCCCGCACCGTCCCGCGCATTCTGGGAGGCGCGTCTCCCTTTTCGACATATACGCCGTGATCGGTCATCATATGACATTCGGTTCCCACCCGCGCATTCTGGGAGGCGCGTCCCCCTTTTCGACAT